ATGGTTTCCAGACTTAAACCGAAGGTGTTGGCTGCATAAGCTAGAAACCACAGCACATCACCGAGTTCTTCGGAGATGTTGTCCATGTCATAAGGGTTACCGTAGACCTCGGCCTTCTTGATGGCATCACTGAGTTCCCCAACCTCTCCCGCAAGACCCGTAACGATGTGCAACAACGCTGTGTGGAGCGGTAATTCTTTCGCTGATCGACCAGCGAGTGATTGATATTCATGAACGTGCATTGTGTTACCTGATGTGTGCGTAAATCATTGGAGGTTGGCGGAGAAATGCTTTGTCTTCTTCCGAATGCTTGGGTAGGCCACAGGCCCAGTTCCAACCGCAGCCGGGGTAGAAAACACCGATGGTGGCTGCACCGTGGTCGGTCTTGAACAGCATCTTTTTGTTCTTCACCCAAGCGGGGGGATTGTCTGGGTCGATGCGCTTCCAGACGGGAGCAAATTCTGTCAGTGGCTGATATTCGTCCTGCATTACTTCCTCAGTTGATCAATGATTTTCACAATGTTGGCGACCAGATAGGCTCCCAGCCAGATCCAGATCAGTACCATTCCGATGACTTCTTTCATGCTGACCTCCAGCTGATGACCAAAGCTCCACCCTCAACCGGCTCACCCTTGCAGATCGACAGGTGAGTGATCTGCTTGTCGTCTTGCCACGCCACTCCGTTCAAAGAATCGACGGCAACCTTCAAAACATTATCGAGGTCGAGGCTCCTTACGGGCCCACCAGCGTATTTTTTTGGTCTTCTGGGGTGGTAGCTCATCTCAACGTGAATTGGGCCTTCAAGAGGCTCTCGATAGCCTTCGCTATATGCAATGGCCTTGATCGTTGACTGATACTCGTGGGCTTCTTTGGATTTCACCGTCATCCCACGAAAATTCCGGTAGGCGCGGTTGACGCTGATAGGGTGCGGGAGCATGAGTCTTCTCATTTCAGGATTTCCTGCTTGACCCAGTAATCGACGGTCTTCACATAAGCGGCATTCCAGAACGCTCTGCGCTCTTCCCGGTTCATGTGCTTTCCGTTGTCGAGATCGTGATGGCATTCGAAACACAGATAGGCCACCTGATGGTCTGGGTTCTTAAAGCCCATCCCCTTCCCTTCGTTACGGTGAGCAGCCACCACGGTTCCGTCTTGAATCCCGCAGTTCATGCACGGGGCATCCTTTGCAGCTTTAAGCAGTTTCTTCATGTTCTGAGATCCATGCTTGAACGTATTCGATGAGCGAGTTCAGTCGACCCACAGTCATCAGAGCAGTGGATTCGCGGATATTTACCGGCTCACCTTCCAGCCCTGCGACCACCTCGACTTGTCTTCCGGTGGCCAGTGCGTGACCGGACACCATCAGCACTTTCCACTCTTCCATCGTCCGGGGCTTACCGGCCCACTCTTTTCCCTCAAGGGACTGAAGCAGCGCATGAAGCATGGAGTTCTGGTCTAGGCTGCGGGTGGGTTCCTTGATCGTGACGTAATGACCATCCGGGGCCATTCGGACATCACGGATAGCCATAGCGCGGATTTGGTCGCTGATGAGTCGATACATCGCCTTCATCGCTTTCTTGCCTCCACCAGTTCCTTGAGCGTTTCGCGCCTTGCTCTACCCTCTTCCCAGCCCTCGGCCACTCGGATGGCCACTCGCTCACAAAAGTTTTCCACTTCAGCTGACGTTGCTTTGCCGAGCCGGTCATAGAGAAACACCTCATCAGAATCCCACGCTTCCAAATCCCTTAAATTGCTCATGCGTAACACCAAGCAAATCCGTTATGAGTTTTGATTTTTTCCTTGCAAGCCCTTGTGATTGAAGTTGCAAATAATCCAGCGCCACAACGCACAGCGTCATAAGTGGATTCAAAGTTGTGGAAAGTCCCATCAGAAGAAATCGCAACAATTGATTTGCTTGTTGGATGTTGTGACCCAAATCGCCATTTCAAACTTTGGTTCCGTTTCCTACCCAAAGCGTCATAAGCGTGTTGAATGTTTTCAGAAGGGGTACACCATTCAAGGTTTTCTGCCCTAGGGTCATCCCGTAATCCATTTTTGTGATTCACTTGCGGCTTGTTTTGCGGGTTGGGGACAAACGCCACGGCAACCAATCGATGCACCAAAAAGTTTTTGGATACTTTTCGATTTTGTAGACGAACGGCTTGATAGCCACGAATGAACCTTTGATAAATGTTTCCGTTTTTTCGGAAGCTAAAAACTTGACCATCATTGCTAATCAAGTAATTCGGAAACCCGTCGATTGGTTTCCATTGAATTTCAAGCCGCATGGCTGACCTCGTAAATTCGTGCGTTCTTCATGTCGATGTAGGCATTCACCCGTGAGACGCGACCGCCGTTGATTGTCTTCTGGGTAATCGTTCTGTCCACTCGAAAGGGAACACAGGTCTCGCCGTTTTCATCCGCGATTCGGATAGTCATCACCTTCTGTTCTGGAATGAGGTAGAGGATTCCGACAAAAGGAACGCGCATCATCGAAGCCATCTGGGAACCCGCAATGATCTTGGTGAACGTCACCAACCACTCATTCCCGAATCTCTCAAGCTGGCTCAGTGTCATGTCACGCGATTTGACTTCTGCAACCGCGACGGCAAAACCATCCTTGGTGAAGATCGCATCGATGTCGGCTGAGTCATCATCTGCGGTCATTGAAAATCCATACCCAGTGACTGACTCCAAAACCTCAAGCGCCGTGCGCTGATGGATGGCAGCAACCTTTCCCTTGGGTGTGTTGATGTCGAGACTCACAGAACCCTCTCGTCACCAATCCAGACGGCTGTCCGTTTTGGCTTTCCAAACTCTTGGTTGATCTCAGTCAGGAAGTCAGCAATCTCCGGTGCGTCAGTTTTTATGCGTGACCAGATTTCCTGACGTTTCTGCTTTTCAGCATCAAATGCCACGGTGGTCTTTGATCCCAAACGGTCTATGGCTTGGTTGAGTCGGCTCATGCGGCGTAATCCATCGGATCTGGAAGTTCCGCAGACGCCCAGCGCATGAACTCACCGTCGAAGGTGCATCGGATGACTCCGGTGGGTCCGTGACGGTTGGCTTCAATCAGGATCTCGCCAGAGCGGGGGTCAGCGTCATCGTTGTAAACGGCATCCCGGTACAGGAACATGATGACGTCCGCTTCTTGTTCGATTTCCCCAGAGTCACGAAGGTCTGAAGGCATCGGCCTTTTGTCGGAACGCTCTTCGACACCACGCGACAGCTGGGCAAGACACACCACGGGGATGTTCATGGTCCGAGCCAGCGTCTTGAGGTCGGAAATCATCCGTCCGACTTCGCGGGTGCGGTTCTTGTCGGTCTGATCAGGAACCAGACGGGTCAGGTAATCAACAAAGATGATGTCGATACCGCCGCTGAGTTCCCAAGCCTTCGCTTGAACAGCAATGTCACCGGGGGTCATTCGAGGCTTGTCGAAGATACGGATCGGGAGTCCTGCAACCTTCTGGCATCCGTAGGTCAGGCTGGAGAATCCACGTTCATCCAGATTTCCGTTTCGGAATACGGAGGCGCTCAGGTTTGCGATGTCTGAAACGATGCGCTCACCCAGCTGGTACGCTGGCATTTCCGCAGATGCGATCCCTACCCGCTTTCCAGCCATCGCCGCTGCCTTGGCGCAGTTCATTAGCCATGCGGTCTTGCCCATCTTGGGACGCGCACCCATGACGATGAGGTCGGACTTGTGGAAGCCGCCAATGTAGCCGTCCATGTCAGAGTTACCAGAAGCAATACCAACGGTTCCATTTCCGTTATGTCTTGCCTCCCAGACTTCCTCTACCTTCTCGACGACTTGCGCCATCCACTCGGTTCCACCGGTTTCGTAAGTCCGACCATCATCTTCGATGGATGCAAGCTGGGTGATTAGTTTGGCTCTGATGGCGTCTGCGCTATCAGCAGAATCGAGCGCCTCGGAAAGCATCTTCTTGATTGAGACTAGCTTGTGAGCATCGCGGAGGCGGTTGACCCAGTGGTCGAGATTTACAACCGATACGGTCTCATTCATCCAGCTCGTTAGAACCGAAAGGTTGTCACCGAGGTTGCCACCCATCGACTCAGCGACACCGATCACATCA